ATGCCTTAATAGATTCAGATGATGCTAGTGTTGTAGCACTGGCTGTAGCAAATGTGTCATCGTCTAAGAAAGCTGTACCTGAAACAGAAGTATTTAAAACTGGACTGGTTAAGGTAGGTGTGGTTAAAGTTTTATTGGTTAATGTTTCTGTACCTGCTAGTGTTGTAAAGCTACCGTCAGATAAAGCTGTATTAAATTCAGCAGTTGTACCTGTTAAAGTATTAGTCGTTAAGCTGATAGATTTATTTGTTAGTGTATCAGAAGAACTAGCTGTAATGTAAGAACCTAGGTCAGAGATATCTGCTTCAACAATAGTAATTGTATTGTTTGCTGTATCAATTGTTTTGTTAGTTAAGGTATCTGTTGAACTTGCAGTAATGTATGCACCTAAGTCAGAGATGTCAGCCTCTACAATAGTGATAGTATTATTAGCAGTATCAATAGTTTTATTGGTTAATGTTTGTGTGCCTGTCAGTGTAGCTACGGTAGAATCAATAGCAAAAGTTACAGCATTACCACTACCACTTGTATCAATACCTGTACCACCTGTAAATGTTAGGGATTCAGAATCTAAATCAATACTTAATGCACCCCCTGTATCTGCTTGAAAGTCTAAGTCTTGAGCAGTTACCTGAGAATCAATATATGTTTTGATAGCCTTAGCAGAAGCTAAAGTATCATCACTAGCTGAAACAGAAGATAAGTCTGTATCAACAGAAGTTACACCAGTAGAAGAGCCAATAACTAAAGTATCAATATTAGCAGTACCATCAATATATAAATCTTTAAACTCTAAAGCACCTGTACCTAAGTCGATATCATTATCGGTGACGGGAACAATAGCACCATCCTGAAATCTAAACTGTTCTACAGCAGAACCACCTACTTCTACAAATACACCAAATCTATTGTTGGTTGTATCTGATACTAATTTATTACGTGCATCTATGTCTGCTATAAGTGGTACATAACCACCCTCTGCTACTGTACCGTCATGGCTATGACCAGTAGTTGCAGCAAATGCCGATTCTAACTGATTGAACTCATTATTAAAGTGTGTCGCTTCAATAACGGAACCGTCAGTAATATTAGCTGATTCCTGCCTTGTATATGTCGCTCCCATTTATCGTCTACCTCCTGGTATAAATTCTAATTCAAATCCTTTAAAGGATATTGGTAAGTTTGTAGAAAAGTCCTCTACACGTAATGCTACTGTAAAGCCACTTCCTTCTACTGATTGTCGTACTAAGTTTGCACCTGATGAACCATATACGGCTGTTCCATAAGTTGATGCACTTAATCCATAAACTGCAATACCTGCACCTGTTGATAATGTGTAGGCATCAGGCTGAGGAACTTGAGGGCTATCAAAATCATAACGAACTTTAAAGTTTGCACTGACATCACCTTCATTCTCATAGTTCCAAATAACTCTTTGCATACTCTTTCTAATTCCGGGGTCTCCCATGGTCATATCGGGAGTTCTATAGAAAGATTGTATTGTTGAAGAGCTACCTGCTCTAGCAAAAGTATTTCCTAATTCTTGCTGATATACGTATCCATCATAACCACCAGACACAACAGTTTCATCATTAGTGATAAAGTCAGAGTCTGATGAAGAAACTTTTAAACCTACTAACTCTGCGTATTCAAAACCAGGATTTCCTGTTTGAATGTTTGTTTTAATTGTACAGATTAATCCTTTTGCAGAATTTTCTGATTGGTCAACAGAAGTAGGGTAGAATAATCTATACTGAGATTTACTTCTAATAACAAGTGAGTTAATATTATGGGTTGTAATATCTTCAATAATATCCTGTACTTGTTTAGAAATAGTTCCCAACTCAACGTCACCAATTCTATCTGTACCTGCGATTGTTCTTAATCCGTCAGGTCCTAGAAAGATAACATCACCACCAAATTCTTGAATACTTCTTCCGTCAATACATCCAATCTTTCTTGTAACAGGTTGTAATGCAAAGTCTGCAGAAGAACTACCTACTAACTTAAATATCTCATCATTACAGAAGATAAATAAATTATCACGGAAAACTTTAAGTCCTGTAACAGGAGAGTCTACTCGTATTTCACCGCCACCATTGGCTGTTGTAAAATCATTAGTACTAAAAGGTGACATAAATTTAATAGATTGTCTATTACTTGTGTCACCTGAAAAGAATATATGATTCTTAAATATTTCTACAAATTTAAAGTTAGCACTACCTGTTGCATTAACATTAGTTATAGCATAGCTAGTGTTGACAATTCTGGGTGTTGATGTGCCAGTACAAATAACAATGTTATCAATACCATTAAAATTGAATTTTCTAAACTCATAGTTTTGTGTAGGTGTTCCTAATCCTGTAATAAGAGAAGTCCAACTACCTGAACCGCTTGATGCATAATGTATACTTCCTCCTCTACCCGCCAATACAACTCCATTGAATATGGCAGACATAACAACTCGCTCACTAGGTAAAGCTACTTGAGGTACAATATTAGTATTAAATAATGTTGTTCCTCTAATTTTTTTATATCCACCTGTAATGTCAGGCTCAAAGTTTTTTAACTCTAAGGCCTCCCCAGGTGACATAGAGAATACATCTTTGTTGAGGACTAAACCTCCTCCTATACTAACAACGGAAGGCTGAGTTTGTGCCATATATTATATACCTACAGTTGCAGTATTGGGATTTAGATTAACCCTTGTATCTCTCATATAATCAGGCTTATTTAACATTTCTATTCTAATTCTTTCTACGCCTCTTTCATATTCTGCATTAGCTATATTAGCCATGGGTACATCATTTCTTAACTTATATAGATAATACTTTGCTCTATTAACAATTGTATCTGAGTATCTATCGGGTAAATCTAGAACATCATCATAGGCTGATAACTCTGTGTGTGTTTTAAAGTATTCATATTCGATAGTATAAGAGTCACTATCAGGAATAGGAGTTAATCCAAACTTTAAATTGTCTTGTGTTCGGTATACGTATAAAGGTTTATCATATTGAGAATCGTCTATTACTTCATCTATATTATATCTGTTTTTAATAAAGTCATCATAACTTGCATATTTTAAAGAAATAGGTAATTCATTTTCTGACAATCTTACAAAGTCAATATCCAAATCATTTGAAGATGAATTTTCTAAACCAATATAGATAGCTGAAGAGGAGGGAACAAAATCCTTTGTATAAATAGTTCCATTACCTGTTTCACTAACAGCAATAGTATCTGATAATATTTCTGTACCACCGATACTTGTACCTATTTTTATAGATAAGGAATTTCCAGATGCACTAGAATCAACAATTCTTATTGCTAATTTGTGAGTTCTATTTTTAATAACAGAAATAGATTGTGTTACTTCTGCTAAGTTTAATCTCATTCTACCATTACCTACGGATACGTGAGAAGGAGTACCACTAACAGTAACCCAGTCATCTATAGAAGATGTAAATTCGGTATTAGTAATTCTTTGTTTTGGTTTTAATCTAAAAGTATCAAAATCTGCTTTTCTAAAAGAAGCAGGAAATGTATATTCTTGTTGTCCTGAATAAGTATCCTGTGAAGTCTTAACAAATAACCATGGCCATTCTACTTCAGCATTATATAAATCATTAACAGATTTATTAACAAAACCTTTAACAGCAGTTTGTACACCTCTACTAGCAGAGAATGTACTACTTGTTAATTCGACTTCATTAAGTTCTCGCAGAACGAGATTAGTTAATGTTAAATATGTTACTGTTCCTGCCATAAGTGTCTTATACTCCTAGTTTTTGTTTTATGTATTGGTCATAATCTTCTTTAGATACACACATGTAATCAAATTGAGCTACATTGTTATCTTTGTTAAACTGTCTTTGTACGGATGAATTGAGGTAATCTATTTTAGCATTTAAAAATGCTTCACATGTTTCCAAATCTATAAAATTAAAACTAGTCCAAGTGTACATATCGGGTGTGGCACTAGTCTTTAAAAGAATAATTAGTACTAATACAAATTTCATACTACCTCTCTACATAAATTATATGGGGGGAATTAAATCCCCCCGTATACTAATTAGTCTATTAGAATATGTTCTGCGACTAGTCCAGTATTTCTCAATACCTTTCTACCGAAAACATGTAGACCTCTAACGACATCAGCAAAAGTTGTAGTATCTCTTACGACTTCAATTTTTGCGATATGGTTAGCAGTAGCTGTAGATGACATGTGACCTGATAACACTTTGTAGTAGTTAGCTGTTGCACTTGCTGCAAAGTTATTTGTCATATATAGGTCCATGTTCATTACTTTACCTGAGTATACTTTACCATTTCTTAATGGCTTAGCAGCACCAGTTGTATCATCCATTAATTTAGATGATGTTTGACCTAATTGCTCAAAGAACTCAGGTGAACCTAAGAACCATCTGTTCTCTTCAGGAACATCTTGTAAGTTCAAAAGTTTTGAGTGTTTGGAAATTAAGTTGACTGGGTCAATCTCAGATGTATCATAACCTACGTCTACACCAGAACCGTCTGAACCAATAATGTGGTCAGGGGCTGAGGCACTAGGTCCTGCGAACATAGCTGCGATTACGTTAGCATCGTATGCATTTTTAAGTGCGTATGCACCAGAAGAAGTAGCAACACTTTCAAAGTTAATGTGAGAATGTCTTTCCTCGATGTCATCAACTTTAAATGCAAAGTAATTTGCTTGGTCTACAACGAGCTGTAACTGGTCATCAGCTAAATCTGATGGACTAACAGTTGTACCCCTTGAGTAAGCAGTGACGCTAACAACAGGCTCTTTAATTATATTAACGGTATCGCCATAGTTTTCAATCTCACCAGTGTAGTCGGTATTAGTAATAGCTTCTACGACTGATGCAGTTCTGAAAAACTTTTGGACTTTTTGACTATAGATTACTGGGCTAAAATTACCATTTGGTAAGTTAGTGTAACCACCTGCACTTGGAAATGCCATAGTTTTTCTCCTTGTTGTTTTTGTTGTTTATTTAAAGTTGTTATGAGTTGTGTGTTATTTGATTCTACCTTCTCTATTTGCACTGTCGATTTCTTTTTCAAACCTATCGTACTCACTTGGTTTCATCTTGCGAATTTCTTCCCAAGTCCAAGTTTTCTTATCAGTTGGATTCTCACTAGGCTTAGTTTTAGACACAGCTTTTGCTGCTTCTTTCTTAGCATCGTAAGTCACCTTTTTAGTAGAAAGACCTCTATCATATTTGTACAAGTCAATCGCTCTAGCCGCTGCTGTTGGATTGTCTGTATTATCATAGAGCCAAGATTGAACAGTCTTATCTTGAACATATGCCCATTCATGAAAATCAGAACTTTCTCTGATATCTTGAAAGTCGGGATGTTTCTTAGCAAGTTCTACTTCAGCTTTTTCTCTAGCAAGTCGAGACTGTTGTTTTTTTAATTCCAACATTTCCTCTTGTAATTCTTGCTTCGTTTTCATTGTAGCCTCTGTAGTCAATTGCATAACAGAATCATACATCTCAGGATAATCCTTACGCCACTCTTCTAACTCTTCTTTTGTTTTAAAAATAGGTTTAGATGAGACAGCCTCTTTCTCTTTCTTTAGTTTGAAAACTTCGTCTTTATGCTTAGACACGGTTTCATCATAATGCCGTTTTAAGTCGTCATAACGCTTCTTAAATACAGCATCTTCTACTCCGACAGGGTGTTCATCTTTAGGGTTTTTCTCGTCAGAACTTTCCTTAGATTCTTCAGTAGCTGTCTTTTCGTCTTCCTTGTCCATTAAATTCCTACTAGGATGTTTATAAGGACTCGGTGTTGCCTCTTCTGTCGCATCGGAAAATTTTTCTTCAACAACTTCAGATTGGTTTTGTTGTTCCATTTAGTACTCCTTCGGGGTGCTGTTGGATTCAGGTCGCCCCTATATGCAGGGCCTCTATAGAGAGGGTGGCTGCGTCATCATACCCTCACCAGTCGTTGGTGCAGGGCTTTCACTTTGTGGTGAAACTGGTTGTGGTTGTGCCACTTGTGGTTCAGGGATTGCTTCTTGCATAACCATGCCGAATCCTTGACCAAAAACTTTTGACATAAAATCTCTAAACTGAGGTACATTTAATTGTGTGATTAATCTCATTTCTTCCTCAGATAAACTTTGTAAATTATTAGAAACTTCTTCCGCTGATATTTCTAACTCCATAGGTTCTTGAGCAGGAGATGTTTGAACATCTGCCCCCATCATACCCTGTCTCATTTCTTCTTCCATTAGATTCCTCCTCTTAAAATTCCGCCACCTGTTGTGCCTGTTTTTTTATTTCCAGAATAGCCTGTTCCTGTTGATTTTGATTTATCACTATTTCCTCCGCCACTAGACTTAATTCTTTGTCCTGGACCTATTGGAGGCATACCTGCTACATTTACTACGTTAGGTTTATTTAACGTGCTATATCCTACAGTTTTTCCTTTATCGTCTTTATGTTCTATAATTGTTTGATTTCCAATTTGTCTTCTTGACTCTGTGGAATTATTGATAGTATTTTGTAAATCTTTTTCTTCTCTTTCACTCTGTGCTTTACTTATAGATATCTTTCCTCTAGTTTCTTGTATCAAATTCTTTAATGATTCTTGTTTTCCTCTATTTTCTTGAATTGCTCTAGGTGTTCTAGTCACAACTTCAGTTTGTAACTTACTTAATTGTTTAAAAAGATTATTTAATTTTTCTTGGTTAGTAACAATAGTGTTTTGTAAAGTTCCAAAGTTACTTGCAAAGTTAAGTGCTGTATCAGATATTTTATTTATTCCACCAAAGTCTTGTGTGGTTAAAACAGGAGTCTCTGTATCTGCTACTTTTGTAGTACCCGCATCTATTTTTTCCGTTGGAACATCTTCAGGAGTACCTTGTTCTGCAGATATAGTTTTATCCTCTCCTTTAGTAAAATAATCTGTAAATTCATTTACTAAACCTTTAACTACTGCAGGAATTATAGGTCCTTTTTCTACAATACCTTCTACTATTTCCCCTATCGCTACACCTGCGTCTTCTGCTAATTCACCTAATGTGGGAGATGTCGCAATAACTCTATAATATTTACCATCATTTCCTAGAGTATAATCTTTATCTATTCTTTCTTGCCCATAAACTTTTCTTAGTCTTTCTATCTCTGCGTCAGATTCTTGTTTTATTTGTACGCCTCTATTTCTATATTTTTCATTTACTTCACCTATTTTAGATGACAATTCTGTTCCATACTTTTGTTCTGCTTCTAACATTCTTGTAGCATTTAATGCGTCAGGTTCATATCTTCCTAATACAGAGGTATACCCTTCTATGACACCTGCATCAGATATCTCAGGTCCAGTATATGTAGGTCTATCTCTACCTCTATCCTGTTGAATAGGTTGGCATACACCATTAACTAATTGATATCCTGGAGGACATGGGTCATAAGCAGGTGCTTCGGGTTCTGTTGTAGGTGTGGTATCTACAGGTTGTGTGACAGGTGTTGATGGTTGCATTATACCTGTACCTACTTCAGGAAAATCTTCTTGTCTAAATTGAGGTAGCTCCCCTTGTTCTATTTCTCGTAACATACGAGGATAACCTTGTTCTTCTGTTCCGTATTGAACAGTAGCAGTTGGCCCTTTATATTCAGGTAATGTGTATTGTTGTCCTGTAACAGTCATAATACCATCTGTTGCAGAATCATAAACTTGTTGTTCGGTTGTAGTAGATTGTACTCCTGTTCTGAAGGGGAACATAATCCCCTCCGATTCTTTTTGTAATATTTTAGATAAATCAGCCATTCTTATTCAATTGTTCCCTGAGGTTGAGTATTTGGTGCAGTAAACCCGCCTTGCCCTGGAGTCTGTGGAGTTCCCACTCCGATGTTGCCACCTCCAGACCCTTGTGTGTCTGAGACAGTTGCTCCTGCAGGTACTCCTCCAGTATTTCCCATACCGCCTTGTTGTTGGTTAGGGCTTTGATTTTGTTGATTTCCATTCATATCTCCCATCATCTTCATAAAGATTGCCGCTTTTTCAGGGTCATTGACTAATTGGTCAGGGTCAACATCCATAGACTTTGCAATCTCTTTAATAATACTGTGCCATTTAACAAATGGTGCAAGGAACTGATTAGATGCCACTTGCATAAATGTCATTAATCTTTGTGACCTTACTTCTTTTGTCATTAAGGAACTTGTGCCTTGTGCTTTAACATCTAAGTCACCTTGTATCTCTGGAATGTCTGAATTGAATTGCATATTCCAATGAAACAAAGTTTGACCTAAAGGTCTTAGTAAGTAGTCGTCAATATTTTTTATAACAGTTTTAATATTTAAAGCTGCCGCACCCATCAACATTGACATACCTGAAGCTGTTCTTGTAGTCGATTGGATTCCTGTTTGACCATGTGAGTAAGAAGGAATACCCGTAGACTCATCAGCTAACTGTCTAAACCTGTCAAACATTTGCATATTCTCTGGAGCAGTACTTGGGAATCGTAAACCGTGTATCGCCTGACCTACTTGTCCGCTTTGTCTTCTAAATATTTTTCCAGGATATACTGTCATATCTTGGCCCGGTACTAACATTGTTTCATCAACATCAAAGACTAAGTTACCTGCGAGTGCTAAGTTATCAATTGCCATACGTGCATGACCATTCATGATAGTTTGTGCATCATCCATATTTTCAGGTATGCCAACACCAAAGAATTGATAGGGATTAATTTCATAAGGACATACCATAAAGGGATTTCTAGCAGGGGTAAATGGGTTTAATACTAGTCGTAATATTTGTCCATTAGACACCCAAGCATTAATCTGTACTTCGTCTAACTCACTAGAAATTTCATCAGGCATATCAATACCTGCTTCTTCTACTAATGCTTTATCTATTGTACCCCAATACTCTAAAACTTCAAATCTATTTTTGTTAAACTCTTCTTGATTTTCTCTATCATAAAGAGCTGTTTCGTAGCTTCTTACTTCATAATTAGGGCCACCTGCTAATACTTCTTTAATAGCTGACTTTCTAAAGAAAGGTCTATTCATCAAGTCTCTTAACTGTGAACGAGTATATATATGGCGTTGAATGATGTAATCAGCATCTTCAACATTAATGGCATCAGGGTCAGGATATAAATCCCAACAACTAACTGCTTCTACTCTTGGTACTAACTTTGATTTTGGTTGATATACTCTTTCACCGTTTTCGTCTAATACCCATTGATGAACTGCTTGTTCGTAGTTAAAAGGTCCTTTAAGAACTCCAGTACCTAATAGACACATTTCAAATAATACATGTCGCATTACTGAAATAGCATGTGTTTCTTCTAACTGGTCATGGATTAATCTTTCCATGTTTCTTGCGGCTTCTTCTGCAGGTTCTATTTGAGGCATTGTTTTTAAATCAGGTGCTGGACCTGCTTCAAAACCTGCCTTACCATACGTATCGGATAATCCATTAAGGATATCACTAGAAGTAGAACCCGGTGCTATTTCTCTACCATCCCCTTCAAAACCATAGATGTCATCCATCCTCTGGTCTTTCTGCATATTTTCAGGTTTTAGATGTGCGTATTTTTCTATACCTGTTGGGTCTGTTGTAGGAAATATACCAATAGGAAATTTACCCTGTGAGAATAAAACTTCTATTAGTTGTCCATATGCAGCAAGAACTTTGGTTTTTGTTACTTTAACAAATACCTTAGACTTTTCTGAATCTCTAAAAGCCATATCAGAACCATAGACACCTCTATAGTTTCTATAACTTCTTAGCCATCTTTTTTCGTCATAAAGACGAGCCTGTTCTGATTCTTTTAAGCGAGACTCAATAACACTACCTAAGTTATCAAAGGCAGTATCTTTATCCTCTGATAGAGACTTTACTCCATCAGATTCAGAGTTCAAGCCACTTGTTGTTGGTTGTGGCATTGTTTACCTCTTAGTAGTCTTTCTCGTCAGCCATTGAGAATACTTTTTTATCTACACCTGATTTGGATTTACCTTTAGGGAAAGACTCATCGTGTAAGTTATTATCTTTTGGAAGAGAACCTTTCTTTACTACGTTCACCATAGATTGTTTTGGTGATTTGGCGTCTTTGCCATATCCCATATTATCTTCTGGTAAATCACCCATCTTGTAAGTTTTCATGATTGCCATTTTACTTTTCTCCTTTTATTTTTTTCTGTATGTATGGTAATAACCAAGGGTTATCTACCCACACAGTTGTTAGTCCATTCGCAAGAGTATTGCAAATTCTTTCTTCTTCTTTATCATTTAACTCTATTCCCCATTGATATATTATTGCATGTAATATTTCATGAATAAAAGTATTTATGTGAGATATAGAATCTTCATCATCTGATAAAGCTATTACACCTTCATTAGCTATAAACTGCCCATGTACATCATTTACTTTTGATAACAAAGGGTCTAAATTTAATATCTGGTATTTTTTATAACCTATTTTAATTTCTTTTGCCATTAGTATCCAAAAACTTTATCTGCAGGTTTAAAGTCTACGGTTTGATTTACTCCAAAATTACTTGTCCTTGTTGAGGGGTGCATCGGTCTGCTCATACATCCATAACGTAAAGCATCGTAAGCATGGTCTTCGGCATGAGTATCAACATCCTCTGGATTACTTTTATCTATAGGTAACATGGGTAATGTTCTAATTAAGTTTGTACAATTTTCAAAAAAGAATAATGTTGGATATCCTGTTTTTTCATCTGGTCTTAATCTTTTATGTAGTTCTAACTTACCTGCGACACGACTTCTAGGAGTTCTATCTGATGGTCTCCAACGGCATCCTTCTTGAATCATTGTTTCAGCAATACTTGGTCCTATGTCGCCTCGTCTTGCCCATGTAGAACTATCGAGTACACCGTATCGAATATATTCACCTTGTTCTGCTTCTAAAACTTTTCTAGCAAATATATCTGCTGTAATCTTTTGTGTATATAATTCTCTGTAGACAAATATATTATTATCATAGTCTATAGCAAACCATAAACAACACGCAGGTGAACTATACCCCCAGTCAGCCGCTCTGAATCTCATCCAGTTTCTTGGAATATCAAAAGGTTTAACAACATGAAGTTCTTTGTTAAACTCTGGAAAAGATGAATCTTCAAATGCTTCCCAGTTCCCTTCTAAGAATTGTTTTCTTTGAACTTCAGGTAATGATGCCAACATAGCGTAGTAGTCATCTGTTTGCATCAAGTAAGGATTATCCTGTAACTTTGCAGGTATATATTTTCTTGTAATCTTTTTTATACCTATAGGAGTTTTAATTTCTATTTCAAACTTTGTGTTTGCAGGAGCGGGGTCAACAAACATTTCTTTAACCCACTGAGAACCTACGTTACCAGGATTTCCTGTTGCTCTCATGTAGACAGGTATATTAGGGTCGACACTTCTTAAAGACGACCTAAGAAAATTATAAATATCTTCTGTTGGATACTGAGGTAGTTCATCTATTCCAATCCAAGTGTATGATTGACCTTGGTAGCGTAAAACATCAGTTAAATTCTCTGCGTATCCAAACTCTACTCTAGCCCCTGAAGGAAACTTCCATTCCTTTTCTTGCTCTCTCCATTTAGCACCGGGGTATGCTTTAGGATATAATTGCTGAGAGTGATTAATTAAATCTCTAAGTTCAGGCATTGTACGTCTAATTAACAACGCTCTGTGTTTTTGTTTATCACAATACCGTAGTGGGTCGACTAACATTGCGTAAGATTTGCCACCACCTCTTGCACCACCGTAAAATACTTCACGTTCACTAGATGCTAAGAACTCTGTTTGTGGCCCATCGTTAGGCTCAAAGATAACTTCTTTATCTTTTAGTGCAGCTTGGATATTCGGTGAAGTCTCATCAATTTTATCTTCTTCGATAATTTGCTTCTTGCCATCAAACACTTGGTCAAGTTCTTTAAGTCTATTCTTGGTGGCCCAAAAGTTTTTCTGTGCCTTTTCAAGTTCTTTCTTCTTTTCACGAAGCATGTCTTGGGCAGACTTTCGAGCCTTCTTCTCTTTGACTGTAAGAGGAGCATTAAGGCTAGTTCTTCGTTTTCTACCAAGTTGTTTAGGTTTAGGTTCTTCTACCACCCTTTATGTATTACCCTTTTTAAAACTTCTCTTAATCCCATTCCTGTAATCTTTCTACCTGTATGATGAGACAACCATTCAGCAGTTTCTTTATATGTACAATTGTTTTCTATAAAACCTTTTGCTTTCTCAATCATTTCCATATGCTCAGGAATTTGAATTAAAATATTATTATCTTCTTCAGAAACTTTATAACCTAAAGGTATGACTCTACCTTTTCTTTCTCTTTTGATTATTGTATCATCCATTATCTTTAGGAGGTAGGATAAATATACCATGTGCTACTTTAGCATTGATATCTACTTTTTCTCTCTTAGCTAGACCTACTCTATCTAAGATTTGTTTGGCCGCTTCCATTCTTATAGATGCTCCAGGTGTTGAACCATCTTCTTGTAAAGCGTTAATCATTCCCATACTGGCTCTTGGGGCAAAGGCCGCTAAGAGTTTTTCTGCTCTATCAATAATCTCATCCTTTAAAGATTTTAAAGGTGTGTGATAATCGGCATATCCTGCAATTTCACCTGCTAGTTTTGGGTCGCCTTGTGCTTCACCAAACAATGCATCTAAAAAAGTTTGTTGCTTGTCTGTTAGTGCAACATCATTTTTATCATTTTCAGGAACTAACATTTTTTATTTTTTGTAATTTCTTTTCTCTTTTTTCTTGAACCCACTCAGGTGACTTTCTTATTCCTGCTTTTTCTTCTATCTGTGCTTGTTTCATTCCTGCTCTAGCACTGCTTAACATTTGGTCTCTACCTTTGTGTTCACCTCTAGCGATGAAGGAAAGGTTGGGTGCAGTTATCACCATCTCTACATTTTTATGGCGTAGTGGCTTTGTCCTATCTTCTACCGATAGATACTCATCCCAAACCTTTCCTGTTTTTTTATTCCGATAAGAATAAACTGGCATATACTATTTTACTTTAATTGTTTTTGGTTTCTTTTCTTCTGGTATATTTTTTTCTAATGTAATGTATAGTATACCATTTTTCATTTCAGCAGATTCTACTTCTGTGTACTCTGCTAATGTAAAAGATTTATTAAATTTTTTAGAAGAGATACCTTTATAGATATATTCATCTTTTAATTTTATCTCACCACTAATTGTCATTACATCATCTTTTACTTGAATGTCAACATCGTCTTTAGAAAATCCTGCAAGAGCAAATTCTATTGTCCACTTATTGTCATTCTCTTTTTTTATATTGTAATGTGGGTATCCTTTAACATCTGTTCCTGTTATAGAATCTAATCTGTCAAAGAATGAATCAAACCCTATTGTATAGGGCATATATTTATCTAGTGTAAAAGTCATTTATACCTCCTTGCTTTAAGCTAGATATAGCATCTTACTGTGTAAGATTTGATAACCCTTTCGGCATCATCAAACTTTTAAAACTTATTTCTTTTTCTTTTTGGTTACGCCTTTAATCTTACCTTTATTTTCTGTGGCGTAAAAAACCTTTTTACCTTTTTCTTTGCCATACTGTTCTTCCATGGCTTTCTTAATCTTATTACCTTTTTTAGTTA